CGGAGAGAGGGGACGTAACAAGCTTCTTGTTTTGTCCTTGGAACATTGTGTTCCATCGATGAGATAAGAAGGCCTATCCTCAAAGAACAGAGTCACTGTAGCTGGGCGAACCACGCTATACACAGCTTCTCTATGGTAACCATCCCTGGGGTCGAAGAAACTCCCCAGGTACAACCACCATATGTTCCCAAAGGAAGGTATACCATCAACGGGACAAAAGATCTAATTCCGCTTAAAGAGAGGAAGGAGGAGTTGCAATGAGTTCAGGGGACGTTGCCTTGACCAAAGTAGAGGATCGTTGATGTGAGGGTGGTATTTGCGATCGTTAACACAAGGGTTTGCCCTATGTCAGCGGTTACATAACCAAGATCCATCATCAGCGTCGCTCCCGCATTGGCCAGTTGACTGTCCTCGACCTCAGTCGCCGTTCCAGACCAGGTAACCTCAGTTATGCCGGTTCCTCCCAAGGAGAGAGCCACATAACCTGACCAAGGTTGCGTGAAAGTCCAAGTGCTGACAGACGTTGTAGTCCCCGTAGAGACCAACGTCGCAGGAAGAGTGTTGTTCGGAAAACCGGACCTCGGAGCAGTCCCAAAAGGGGCAGCATTCGAGCTCCCGGTGTACGAGGCAAACAAGGACTCTCCGGCGGAAGGAGGACCCAATTGAGGAGTCATGAGGCAAACCTCATACTCCACATAGAGTTCTCCGATCGTCGAGGCTGTGTTTCCTTGAGTACAACAGTAGAACACTCCTGTGTCATACAACTTCACATCCTGGTTGGAGGCAAGTGAGCCGGATCTGACAAAGTACGAAGATCGTTTCGAAAGATCCTCCTGGAGAGAAACCATGTCGAAATCGGACCAGGGTGGTGAGCGAACCGCTGAGCGGTAAGCCATCACCTGGGTCTTATTCTCAGGTGCCTCATCAGAAGGATCATAATCGATCGATCCAAGCACAGAGCCAGTCTGAGTTGTCGCGCTCTCGGTCTCAAAGGAAAACCTCAAGCGTCTGAAGCGATAGCTCTCATAACGCTGAGCGATCCCGGATAACCACGGGAACGTTCCGACGAGGCCAGGGTTGATCGAAAAGGAGTTGACTGTGAAGGCCACAGTACCGGATATATCTTGGATATATTCCCGGTGCTTGATCACCACATCACCTCCCTGACCTAAACCCTGGAACCGAGGCTTGGACATCGTCCTCACATTGCCCATTGCAACTGGAGCTGCAACAGACACTCCTCCATTGTTTGATTGGTTCCGTGGCCCTTGAGCACCACGGGCCCGCTGTCGCGGGACTTTCTGATTTCGTTTCGAATCCATATGGGATCCACCTGATTCGAATAGGTGGACTGTACATCATGCAGAACTGGAGATCCAGCTCACCCGTGCAGTCTCTCGGCATTTAACAGACAACTAGTTAAAGTCAGCTGTACTTAGCACGGAAATATTAAGGAGCGGTACTGTTGAAGAGATTAGCGGCCCGTAGGTCCGTCCCCCCATAAGGGGCAGATTTACACCTCTCTTATCGACAACTCAAGCACCATCCACCGTTTTGGGCAATTCAATCTGCACAACCCCATGGACACAGTTTACCGACATGTCCGGGTCAAAGACGAAATCAAACCAACTCAACAAACCTAAAGGGCCAAGAGGTTAATTGTGATCTACGTGCCTCCTTAGTGACCGTACTTCTGAAACCAGCGAGAACCTTTCTGTCAGGGTGACGAACCCTCAGAACTGTCTCAGTGGATCCATAAGCTTTCGCTAGGAGACCGGATTTTAACACACTCTCGGGCCTATAGGCCTCTCTTTCATTCTCATTGAGGGGAGCAAACTTCGGTCTGACCGTATAGTTTCCCCAATGATACCTCCTCCGCATCAAACCACTTGATTTCTTCTCCGATACAAGACCCCGGAAGAACTGAGCTTTCTCAAATTCCCCAGAAAAATCCTGTTCTATGAGACTCTTCAGGTAATAACCAAATCTCCTTTGGAAAGCCGTGAATTTCACCTCACGACTCACCTCAGGGAGTAGGTCAAAACCGAGTCCACCAAGGAGAGGGTCCACGAATAGAGAGAACTCACCATCCGAAGTAACCTTTCTGACATTCTCCCGGTGGTAATGAAGGAAGCGACGATGAGCCCGCAAGGGATTCGCCGCCCCATTCACCACCCGATTGTAGTAGTCCCAAATAGGAGACACACGATCGGTCATCCGACCTATCAGTTTAGACTGACCGGTCAGAAGACCTGTGTTCAAATAAGGGACCTCTTCAATCTTTCCCCCAGACCAGAGGAAACCAGTAGAGTTAACAGTAAAGAACTTCGGGTGAACAAAATTCTTCCCTGCACTCAGCTCAAAACCGACCTCAGTAACACACTTCTTCCAGATAGTGTAATGCTCAGGACAGGTCCTGAAGAGGATGTCGTCTCCGTTCACTAGAACAGGGAGATCTTGGAGCCTGATACGACGGCTGAGGAACCTTTCAAGACTCATCCAGTAAGCACATAAATTAACAGTGCATAGGATGGGGAAAGATTCAGTCGAGCCCATCAGTTGTCCAGTCTCCTGGATCACCGGATCTAGGTCTCCAATATTCTGCGCCGCAGGATAGTGGAGTTCCTGTTCATAGAGGACTGCTCTCAACGAATCCTTCAGTTCCTCGGAATAGAAGGATTTAGAGGTCCGATCCAACGACTCCTCAAAGGCCATCTTAGTGTAGAAGATCTTTAAGTTATCGGTGGCGGCCGAGTAGTCGCCAGAGACCCAAAGTGGAAAATCAAGTGACAACTTTCTCTCTCGATCTAACAACTCGAAAAAATCGGATGTTTGGGCCGGTCGTCCAGTCAACGCAAATTGAGGGAATTTCTGAAGATGATTCCAAAGGCCTTTCTGGTAAAACCTCGAGAGGTAATACTTAAAGGATTCTCCCTTTGTAATCAAACGAACCTTCAGAGGTTCCAGAACAGCAGAAACCATGACCTTCCTATGAAGGTTCATAGTCCTGGTTTCAACAAACAATTCGCGAAAATTGGACCAG